GAGCTAGGTGTAGCACCAGAACAGGCCCGTATGATGCTGCCACAGTCTATGATGACTAGCTGGTGGTGGAGTGGTAGCCTTGACGCCTTTGCCAAAATGTGTAGTCTCCGCTTGGGGCCAGATGCACAGGCAGAGACCCGAGAGGTAGCTATCCAAGTCGCTGAGATTGTTGAACCGCTTTTCCCTGTTAGCTGGAAAGCACTGATGGAGAGCAACTAATGCCCTACACTATCATTACACAACCCAACTGCCCTGCCTGTCAGAAGGCTAAGCGGTTGATTGAGGAAGCTGGGTTCAAGTACAACCAAGTTGACATTACTGAGTATCGTAACACCTACATTCGTTCTATGATGAAGTTCTCTGGTATGAACACAGTGCCTCAGATTTGGGACGAACACGGCTCCTACATTGGCGGCTATGAAGAATTGGTAGACTACTATGACGACGAACTACGCTAAATTCGACCAAGAACGGTATGACAAATATGACGGTGTGGCTAAGGATGCACTGGTCAGCTACCTCACTCAAGAGGGTCATGCTATCAAACGGGTCAAGGAAGACTATCTGGCTGATGTAGTCTCAACAAAGGAAGGGGAGACCTTTTACAGTGAGGCAGAGGTTAAGACGGTCTGGAAAGGTGAGTGGCCGGAGAACTGGAAAGACCTCCGCATACCGGGGCGGAAGGTCCGGTTGCTACAGAAACAAGCAACGATTACGTTCTTCGTATTTCGTGCTGACTTCAAAGAGTGCTGGGTTGTCAAAGGAGAGCAACTGAGCCTAGATAACCTCAAACCCGCCTACGGTGCCAAGATTACCAAAGGCGAAATGTTTTTCCATATCCCTGTAACAGAAGCAAAACTAATCCGATATGACCAAAACGGCTGGGCGCAGGTCGTCCAAGAAGATGCGGGAGCAGAGCAGCCCCCTAGTGCAACCGAAGACGGAGAGGCAGAAACTCTACCTTAACGCTCTTAAGACAAGTCCTCAGACAATCGTACTGGGGCCAGCGGGGACGGGTAAAACCTACCTCGCTGCTAGTTACGCTGCTGAGTTGTACCTAAACAAACAGGTAGACAAGGTGATTGTAACTAGGCCACACGTCGCTGTAGGGCCGGGGCTGGGCTTCCTTAAGGGTGACCTTACTGAGAAGACCCTACCTTGGGCCTTACCCGTCCTAGACGTTCTGGAAGAGCATATAGGTAAGGGTGCTTTGGAAACTGGACTACGTAATGAGAACATTAAGATTGAGCCTCTGGCCCTTATGAGGGGCCGTAGCTTCAGTAACAGTTTCATTATCGTAGACGAGGCCCAAAACATTACTACAGAAGAAGTAAAAATGCTCTTGACAAGGGTAGGAGAGGGGAGTAAGATCGTCCTCAATGGTGACATTCAGCAGTCAGACCTCAAGGTCAAGAGTGGCCTAGCAATGATTGTTGACCTATCCAGAAAGTATGATGTTAGTATCCCTGTGATCGAATTTACCCTTGACGATGTAGTACGTTCTGAGGTATGTAAGCAGTGGATTGAAATCTTTATGAAGGAGACCGTTTAATGGTTAGCATGTACAAACTGAAGCGTGGCTCAAGTGTAACCCTACGCAATGGTGAGATTGCAGTAGTTGAGCACGTTGAGTACGACGAAGAGAAAGGCTTTGATGCATACCCCTACATTGTGACGTTTGTGGGGGAATACGACGAGAACCAGTACACACCGGGAGGCTTGTTCATCGTTGATGGCGAGCACCGGCATGACATCATTACTATCCATGGTGTAGTTGAGGACGATGGGTTTATTACGGGCTACCCTGTAACCGAAGGTGACGTAACAGTGGAAATCCCTAAGTTCCATGAAGATGAGCTTGAGGACATTATCAACCGTCCTAGCCACTACACAGACTACAAAATCGAACCTGTCACCTTTGTGATGGAGAACCGCCTACCATTTGAGATTGGCAACATTGTCAAGTACGCTTGTCGAGCAGGGAAGAAGCTGTACCCTAATCAGGATGCAACCCAATCCCGTATCACTGACATGCGTAAGGTAATCCGCTACGCTGAAATGGAAATCAACCGCCTTGAAGGAAAGGACGTACTCTAATGAAAGCAATCTTTAAACTCCTGTCAACCGCTTGGGCTTTACTTGTCTGCGCCCTGATTTTCCTTGGCCCACCCGTGATTGTTGTATCGCTGATTTGGGCAATCATTCAGTGGGCATGGCTGTGATGGCAAATGTCGCAGTGACGCTGGGCCTCTATGCCCTAGTTGGTGTCTTCGCTATAATTGGGGATATGCTGTGAGGTACTTTCTGACTTACTTCCTTGCTGGCTTTATGGCCGGGGTAGGTATCTACCTAGCTGCCTCTCCCCTTCTCTAATCCCCTCGGGGTAACGGCTCGGTGGGAGCCTCACTACAATCCCACCACGTCAATGTAAAATTGACTGAGTGTGCCTCTTGGCACACCAACTAACCATAACAAGAGGACGATATGAAATATATCATTTCTGCTGTAGCCGTACTGGTTGCTGGTGTAGCTTCTGCACAGGTGGCCCCCGTAGGAAATACCTACGTAGAACTCGGCACTACGTTTGAGGCGGAAACGTCTCTCGCTATCGGTACTGGCTTCGCTGTAGGTCCAGTCGGTGCCTTCGGTGAACTGTCAGGCGACTCTGACGGTAACTACCAGATTCGGGGTTACTCTGATGTCGATGTTGGTAGCTTCACCCTTACCCCCGGTGTCAACTACCAGTGGGGTGCCAACGGTGGTGACCTGCTTGGCTTCGGTGACTCTAACCAGTGGGGTGACCTCTCTGCTGATGTAGAAGCTAAGTTTGCCCCCGGTCTTATCGGTGGTGAGTATGTCTTTGTTAATGCTGGTGTAGACATTGAGGGTCTTGGTATTGCCTTCAATGGTGGTGAAGTAGGCGCTGGCTACAAGCTGGACCTTGCCACTAACGTCTACCTTGATGGACGTGTAGCATGGGAATATGACGACCAGTTTGATTCCAGCAAGCCACAATACAGCGTTGGACTTGGCCTCAAATTCTAATCCCCTCAGAATCTAGGCATAAAAAAGCCCCCGTAGGAATCAACCTGCGGGGGTTCTTTAGTTTCTGGACTAACCTTATCTCGTTAGTAGTGTTTTGATTAGCCAACCGATAGGGTTGAAAATAGCTCTCAGGATTTCTCCCGGCGAGGGTAGTATCCAACCCAGTATCAAAAGTCCCAGCATTACCCAAGACGTGTCAGTGATGTTTATGACGCCAGCAAGGGGGACAGCCCCCTGTACAGGTGCAACCTCAGATATTACCTCTGTAGCCTGTTCAATCTGAGTCTCTGGTAGCTCTGGTAGTACACCAAAACTAGCGCAGGAAGTCAGACCGAACAGGACTACCAACAGGGCTGCGAATATTCTACTGGTCATAGGCCCTTCTCCGTAAAAGCTCTTCCAAATGGAGGATAGTAGCTTTAGATTCGGCGAGTGCTTCTCGCAATTCTGCAATCTCTCGCAGTAGCGATTCTTTCTGGTAATTCAACTTACCTATTTGTTCGGACAAACCGTCAACCTGTTCTTGAAGTGACCTACGGAAGGCCGACTTGCGTTCATGCTCGTTCTCAGACTTAGCGACCAAGAACCGCCACAAGCCAGCAGATGATAGCATAGCGACGACAACAGGTACGACTACCATGCACAGAAATTCAATAACCATTCTAGTCCCTTAATTCAAAGTGGGGGTAGTCTTTAAAGGTGTTCCAGTCACCGCCCCATACTATAGGAATGTCGAGTATGTCAGATGCTTCCTTCATTGCCTTAGCAATAGGCAAGAAAGATTCGTAGTCCCAGCGAACCGGGATAGGCACTACATCAACGGCTCTACCAGTCAGATGCTTACTGCTCATGGTCTGGCTTCTACCAGTGTCGAAGTAGTGCTGTTGTTCTTCTATGGTCCTCATACCATCCGTAATCTCGAATGGCACTTCGGAGATAAGCCTAGCAAGGAACACAACCTCAAATAGGTCAAGGTGTATCTCTTCTAGGTGTGGTAGTGAGCGCTCAGCAAAGCCCGTATCATGGGAATATGCCTCCCTAGATAGAAATAGGCCAAACGCTGCTACCCAAAAGACTATTATGAAGGAGGCGTAGGCCATACAACCTCCCTCGGGTCTGTAGTGTTATCAGGCAAGTCACGTAGCTCTTGACGGTAGGTAGCCCAAGCTTCTGCATCTACAGGAGCGTCAGGCACTTGTGTCCAGTCTGAATTTTGTAGTCGCCGACCTCTGCGAGCCTTAAGCCTTTTCCAAGCCTTTGCAATAGCCCTCTCTTCTAAAACACTTTCGGGCAGGGGTTGTAAAACCCCATCAACAACGTGCATATCTTTTACATCAGATGTCTCTGAGACAATGTAATCGCAGTTTTCGGGTAAGTTGGTGGTTATTGAGGTGAGTGTTCCTGACCTGACAGACTGAACTTTCCCAGTGTCAGTACAATAAACAACGATTTTACTTCTCATTTCTTCAACTCGGTAGCAATTAACATTCTATTCTCTACGGCTAGACTTCCGCTTGAGCCATTTTCTCTCTGAAACTGTAGCCTATAAGTATTATTTCCCGTTACCGCACCTGTGTCTCTGTAAGAGCCAGCTATCATTTTCCTATCCGCAGTGTTCCAATGAATAGGTATGTCATATTGGTTCCAAATGTCACTGCCATTTCTTGTAAGCCTAACGGCATACTCAAGGTCACCATTATCTGCATCCACTGTAGCAGTAAACTGAACGAGAATGTCTGCCCCTGTGGGATTAGGGACATTACTACAAGTTGCCACTGTAGTCCAAGAAAATGGACCCGTTGCAATGCTTTGTTCTGTAGTAGCTTGTTCGTCTTCTTGTTCCGACACAGCATTGTTTACAAGGTCATCAGTGTCCGCCCGTTTAGAGGTAGCACTAATGGAGCCACTGGACGGAGCCAACGCCCCAAGGGTAGTGCTACTGTCCTGCATGGCTTGCGCCCAAACGTAAAGTGTTACGTTAGCACCTACGTTGAACCGGACAGACTCCCCGGTGTTATCCGTGTACTGCCCAATATTCAAGGTATTACTGGTGTTGTAGTAGATTCTCGTAAAGCTAAAGTCATCATTGATTGGGTTAGTCCAAGAGACCTCAATCTGTCTGATACCTCCATTAGCAATAAGCCCAACTACGTCCTCAGTAGGGGATACACCCCCACCAACTACAACCTCCCCAATAGCCCCCGGTAGGTTAGTGTTATCCGACTCAAAGCCCGTGGTGTTCAAGAACTCATCATAGGTAGTGGGGGTAGTCTCACGAAGGACTAGGTTCACCAGTAGCTCATAACCCTCAAAGCTAAGGCTCCAAGCTACAACCTCAAACAGCTTGTCAGTCCAGCCGAAACGAGAGTTGGTAATGTTTACGTTGTCACCTACCTGTAGCTCAAAAGCCTTTAGGCCAAAGCTACCATTTACGGTAATCTGACTACGTTGCTTTTCTAGTGCAATAGCTGCAAGACGCTGAGCCTCTTCTGGTGTATCAGTGAAGGGCAGTGAAAGGTCTAGGGTAGCTTCCTCGTTATTATCCACCGTAACAAAGCTGGCATCGGTGACAGCAGGGTAGTCAGTGAACTGGTAGTTAGTAGCTGGACCCCTAAAGGTGCCTCGTACCGTATTGAAGTTATCCCGTCTACTGTGTCGTGTAGCTACAGACAGGGGGGACCGTAGGTCAGCCTCAGTCAGTGTGATAGTAGGTGCGGTGTACTCACCAGCCTTCAGACGCCACTGTCCCTGTGCATACCACAGGTAACCAGCACAGCTAGTCATAAGCTGCTGTACAACGTCTACAGGGGCCTGTGAGGTGGTCCAAGCTCCGTTACAGGTATAACGGTCCCCACCAGTTACAGACTGCTCACAGACCGTTGCAGCGGCTCCTACACGGGTATCGTCAATATTGTCTGAGGACTCTCCCATACCGTAAGTGGTATCCGTAAGAAAGTCTCTAACAATCAGTGCAGGGTTGTCAGACCAAGCTGTAGTGGTTGTACGAGGGTCATACACCTTCTTACCCTTGATAAGGGCAGTTACCTCTGGTAAGCCTTCATCCCATACGTCATCGGCATAGGTGAAGATGATAGCGAGGTGAGCAATACCAAGCAGTTTATGGTTACTGGTCCACTTACTAGAGAACCCACTAAAGCTACCGTCAAGGCTAGAGGTGTGTCCACCAGTGACCTTACGGACCTTGATGTAGCTGTTAAACTTAGTAGTAGAACTTCCTACATTGTTACCGTTCTCATCAATCTCTTGTGCCGATGTAACAGTATCCCCACTAAGGGTAAGTTTGTATCGGCCCATGTAGACTTCAGTGAACTCTTCCACCTGATGTCCAGCAAAGGCAATGATGCGACTCAGGTTTTCGTTGTTGGTGCCACTTGCGTCATCAAATACAACTACACCCCCTACCTTAGTCTTACCGTAGATAACTTGGTGGTGCAAAGCTGCACCTTTACGGTTTACAGTGTAGCCCCCAAACTTAGGTTCAGGTGACCCCATAGCGTCTGCTAGTTGGTTGGCTGTAGCTTGCTTAGCCATGTAAGAGCTTGCAAAGCCCCCTACAAAGCCGATAGCACCTAGAGCTAGGGCGGCAGGTGGACCACCAGAGAAGAAGCCCTGTACGGCCCCTGCTGCCCCACCAACGAGGCCTCCTACTAAACTCTGACCCATATCAGTCTCCTATGTACTTAGAGTAGATGCGCTCAACTAGGGAGAACCCAAGGAACTGCATCAATTTGTCAAAAGGCTTGTGTACCTTTGTGTTGATTGCCAACACTGAAACCCCATCTTCCTTAAGGCACTTCTCTGAGAACTGAATTAACTTAATCCCAGTACGACCTTTCCTGTGGTCGGGGTGTAGGAAAATGACATCGTTAGATGCAAACAGGTGGTCTTTGTAGTGCAGGTTTCTGTGTACAATAACTACAAAATAGCCTACCAACTCACCTTGCTCTCTGGCAGTAAATATCTTTAGCTTGCCATCTTGCTCAAGGGAATGGTAGGCGTCCCAATCGGGGTTCAGTTTAATCTTGTCTTTATTTACGGCTATGTCATTCCAGTGCCGCTCAAGC